TTGCCTGTGAAGGCCCTTCCATGACGCGGCAGGAGTTCGCCGCTGAGTGTGACATCAACACGATCATGGCCCGGTATGAGAAAACCGGTGTGATCAATCACTACTCGTCCCAGCAACCCCAGTACCTGGATCTGTCAGATGTTCCTGACCTACAGACGGCCCTGTCCGTGCTCCAAGAGGGAACCGACGCTTTCATGCGGCTGCCCGCCCATATTCGGAAGCGATTTGGCAACGATCCCCAGGAGTTCATCGCGTTCGCCGAGGACCCCAACAATGTTGGGGAATTACGAGCTTGGGGGCTCGCGGAGCCTGAGGCTGTCGAGCCTGGCCCTACCAAGGTCGAGATCGTCGGGGACTTAACCCAGGGCGATCCTGGGGCGAATACGCCCCCATCCAAGGCCCCCGGTAAGGGGGCCTAAACACAGTTCTTCCTTGATGTAACTGTGTGGACTGACACGGTAGTGCAGTCCTAAAAGGGGTTTGGGGAATATTCCCCTGTTCTAACCGGAGGTTAGCTATGAAGCGTCATAAGATCGCTCCACGTAAGTCTAAGCGTATGTTCACCCGAGGCGCTATGAAGGTGAACAAGCGCAACCTGTCGACCGGAACGCCGATGCGCGGCGGAATCCGGATGTAACCAGGTGGCGTGTTTTGGGCCGTTGACCGCCTACTTCGGTCGGGAGGTCAACCCGAAAACCGGGAAGCGGGGGATCGTTTTTTCCCCCGCGCTCTCCCACGACCGTAGGCCGTTCAAGGTTCCCTGCCAGCAGTGCAGGGGTTGCCGCCTTCAGAAGGCGGGCGAGTGGGCCGCTCGCTGTATGCATGAGGCTATGTCCCATGCCGAGAATTGTTTCATTAATCTCACGTATCGCAATGATGACCTTCCTGAGTGGGGGTCGTTAGTTAAGACGCATCCGTCTGCGTTTTGTAAGCGTTTGCATAATCGTTTGCTGCGTAAGCGTGGATATGGAATTAAATATTATTTGTCTGGTGAGTATGGTGAGAGTACTCACCGTCCGCATTATCATGTGTGTTTGTTCGGTTATGATTTTCCCGATAAAATTTTTTATGGAAATTCTGGAAGCGGTTTCCCTATTTATACCTCGGAGATGTGTGATGAGATTTGGGGTCTTGGTGAGTGTAAGATTGGAGCTATGTCGTATGACAGCGCCTGTTACACGGCTAAGTATACTTTCGGTAAACGTACCGGTCCCATGGCTGATTATTCGTGTGTGTCACCTGATGGTGAGATTTACGATATGGTTCCTGAGTTTTCTACGCCGTCAAGACGGCCTGGGATTGGTATGGCTTATTTTCGTGAGCATGGTCGCTCTGCCTATGATCATGATTTTATTGTCGTCAATGGGAAGAAAATGAAGCCTCCGCGTTACTACGATAATTTGATGTGTGCTGTTGATCCTGACCTCATGGATGAGGTAAAGGATATTCGTCGTGAGAAGGCTTTGGCTATTCCGCCTGAGGAAAACACTTCTCGCCGTCTCTGGGTTCGTGAGCAGGTCCAGATACGTAAGGATGCTCTGTTTAAGAGGGATAAGTCATGAAGCTTCGTGCGCTTTCTGTCCGTGACAATGCTATTGATGCGTTCCTTCCCCCGTTTTTCGTGAGGACTGTCGATGAAGGTGTTCGAGCGTTTGGTGCTGCTCTCGGTGATAGCCAGCACCGTTTCGTTTCGCATCCTGATGACTATGTACTGTATTCTGTTGGCCAGTTTGATGATAATTCTGGTCTGTTGGAGCCTGCGGAGCCTGCTCGGCTTTTGAGTGCTCGTGAGATGCTCGCCCGAATCAAGGACGCCGGCGAGGCGCTCGATCCGCCTCCGCCTGGTCGGCCGGCCGACCGGCTTATTCAGGGTTAATGAGAAAGGGGCCCTTTCGGGCCCCTTTTTTTATGCTCTTTTGAGCTTGGCTTCGAGGTTTAGAAGCCCTTGTTCGTGTATTCGATACACTTCTTTGATTTGCGGGGTTTTCCCCGTATTCTGTGCCCGCTTCGCTGATTTGGCTGCGAGGTCTACCGCGTTCAGCAGTTCGGTCACTTCGGCGTTTGTAAGGTCGATCTTCGGCAATGGTGCCTCCTGTTGTTACTCATGGAAAGGATACGCCTATGAAGTCTGTCATGTCTCATTCGTTCTCTCAAGTGCCTAAAGCGGAAATTCCGCGTTCTAGTTTCAATCGTTCGTTTGGTTATAAGACTACGTTTAATTCTGGTTATCTCATCCCATTCTATTGTGATGAGGTTCTTCCTGGTGACAGTTTCAACTGTCGTGTCACAACTTTCGCTCGGCTGGCTACTCCGCTTAAGCCGTTCATGGATAATTTGTTTTGTGACGTTTTTTTCTTCTTCTGTCCTAACCGTTTGGTGTGGACTCATTTCGTCAATTTTTTTGGTGAGCAAGCGAATCCTTCGGATACTACTTCCTATCTCGTGCCTCAGAGCACGTCTCCTGCTGGTACTGGCTACGCCAATCAATCTTTGCAGGATTACATGGGTATCCCGCCGGGTATTCCCGGCCTTCCGCACAATGTGCTTCACATGCGTGCGTATAATCTCATCTGGAATCAGTGGTTCCGTGATGAGAATTTGCAGAACTCCGTCACCGTCGATATGGGCGATGGTCCTGACACTGTGACGAATTATGTTCTGCTCAAGCGTGGCAAGCGCCACGATTATTTCACCTCGGCTCTGCCGTGGCCTCAGAAAGGCCCTGCGGTGAATATTCCTCTCGGCGGCTCGGCGCCGGTTCTCGGTATCGGTGTCAACTCTGGAGCTTCAACGTCCGTGAGCTCGTCGCTGTACGAGAACTCTTCCGCGGGTGCTCATACATTTAACCCCGCGGTCGTTGCCTCAGGTGGCAACAACATCTGGATGGAAGTCTCATCCAGCAAGCCTACGATTCGCGCTGATCTGACTGCGGCGACTGCAGCGACGATTAATCAGCTTCGCCAGGCGTTTCAAATCCAGCGCATCTATGAGCGTGATGCGCGCGGCGGCACGCGCTACACAGAGTTGATCAAGGCGCATTTCGGTGTGACCTCTCCTGACGCGCGTTTGCAGCGCACGGAGTACCTGGGGGGCGGAAGCTCTCCTGTCAACGTCAACCCGATCCAGCAGACGTCGGCGACCGCTGCTGGCACTACTCCGCAAGGCAACCTGGCGGCCATGGGAACCATGTCGCATAGCGGTGTCGGTTTCACGAAGTCGTTTACGGAGCATGGTGTTATTATCGGCATGTTGTCCGTCCGTGCGGACCTCACTTATCAGCAAGGCCTCAATCGTATGTGGTCGCGCCAGACTCGGTTCGATTACTATTGGCCTGCGCTCTCGCACATCGGCGAGCAAGCCGTTCTCAATCAGGAAATTTATGCTGTCGGTACTGCTACGCCTGGTCAGGACGTTCTGCCGTTCGGTTATCAGGAGCGTTATGCGGAGTACCGCTATTTTCCGTCCATGATCACTGGTGAGTTTCGTTCGACGTTCGCAACGCCTCTCGACTATTGGCACCTGGCGCAAGATTTCACTTCGTTGCCGGTGCTCAACTCGAGCTTCATTCAGGAGAACCCTCCTATCGCTCGTGTCGTCGCGGATACTGTTGATCCGCAATTCCTCCTCGATTGCTTTGTGTCGCTCAAGTGCGCCAGGCCGATGCCGGTTTATGGTGTGCCTGGGATGATCGATCACTTCTAAGTAGCCGGGTGGGGGGCGGCTAGCCCCCCGAATGTCTCTTACATGGAGAGCCGTTATGAGTTTCCTCGATATGATTACGCCTGGTGTTGGTTCGTTGCTCTCGGGAGGTGTCAGTGCTCTTTCGTCAATCTTCAACACTTCGCAGAACAACGACAACGCTCAGAAGATGCAGCAGCAGGCAGAGGCCTACAATACTCAGATGGTGCAGCAGCAACAGGCTTTCGAAACGCAAATGTCCAACTCCGCGCACCAGCGCGAGACTGCGGACCTTCGTGCTGCTGGACTTAATCCCATTCTGAGTGCTGGCGGCGGCGGTGCTTCTACGCCGTCTATCTCGGCTCCTACGATCCAACCCGCGCAGCGTACTAGCGCGGCTGGTGCTGTTGGTGATGCGTTGTCTAAGATTATTCCTAATGCCGTCGCGCTTAAGACGGCGAATGCTACTATCGACAATCTTGTCGAGCAGAACGCTAAGATTAAAGCGGAGGCTGCTACTGAGCGTGAAAAGCCTGCGCTGATTTCTTCTGAAACCGATCTGACAAAGGAGCGTAAAGCGACGCAAGCTTATGAGACTGCGAACAAGTCTATTCTTGGTCCCATCCTGAGGGACCAGGCGCTGTCGGCAACTAACCGTACAGCTATCGACCCCACGATTCGTCGCCTCGCTGATCAAGCGGGCTTTGCAGGGAAGTCGGTTGGAGATGCCCTTTCGCCCATCTCGAATCTGGTGAGTTCGGCTTACAAGGCGAAAAATCTGTTCTCTGAGAGGT